ACACCATCCTGCAATATATGAACTGTCAGGAGTATTATGATGCGCCATACATTCTGTTTTAGATAAACCATGCATAGACTCAACACCAAAATAGTCAAAAACATCACAAGGATTATAGCTTAACAAAAGTATATAAGTCCCTCTAAATACTGTTATCATCATTTTTTTCTGTTTTCTAAATAATCAATAGTAAATCCAATTGCCACAATAATATTCATACCCAAAGATGCAATTATCTCATGAATATCTTGGTAAACAGTAGTCATTAAATGTACATGACCCACCATCCAGAAAGGTATGGACAAGTTTTGGCTTATCCATACCACTAGATATTTTAGAAAGTGTAACATGTTACCAACTTTCTACATTACTAACACAAAAATCACTACCAACAGGTGAATTAAACCACGTGTTATAATCAAAACACCATGTTTTTACATTACCAGAACATTTGTTTTTGATAGATAGTGAATAACAAGCATTGCCTGATGCATCAAATGTGATATCATCATTTACAATTTCTCCACAATTTTTGTTTTTGCAGAATTTTTCCTTTTGACATGATGTAATTGCAAATAGCAAAAGCATCATAATAATTATTCTTTTCATACGCTCAATAAATTTTAATCTCCCTCTTCATTGTTTATTCCTTTTTGTTTTGGTTTACTTTTGAGTTTTTCTCTTTTCTCAGCAGGTTTTTCCTCTGCTTTTGGTTTTTTTCTTTTAGGAGTAGCTACTGTTACTCCATTTAAAATACGTATCTCGTAACGTTCCATGGTATTATTTCATTTTTTAATTCAAGAAATTCTTTGATTCTATCTGCTTTAAAACCTGATTTGTAACGCAATGCTTCTCCACCATACTGAGATATCTTATCTTCTTGTATATCTGGACGCCATAAAAGATTCTCACCAGGTAATTCATTGTCTAAATTATACTGATGTTTGTCTTTACTATGCGTAAGAAATATAACTTCTGACTTAACAAGATGTTTATATTTTCTATCTACAAAGGCATCAACACCCTCAAATAAGATTCTGTACTGTTCTAACCATCCATCTGTGACAATCACAGGAGAAAAATTAATATGCACATCATAACCTGCTTCAATAAAATCATTGATAGCTTTAATTCTATCTATAATCTTACTTGTATTTGGTTCTAAAATCTTTGCATAAGGTATTGGCATAAGACTAAATCTAATTCTAATTTTACCTTGAGGGTTAAACTCTAAAAGTTTATTGTTTACATGTTTGGTTGCAAAAGAACCCATAGCACGTTCATGATTTTTAAAGAACTCAAATATTCTTTGCCAATCATGATATTTGGCATGTAGTGCAAAATCTTCATTACAAGATATATCATATGTAATATACTCATCATGTGTTTGATTTGGCTTTTCAGTTGTATCAAACCACGCATGAGCATTGATTTCTGTAAGAATATCAGTTACACTCTTTTTGTCTGCAATAGTAAGTCCTTCTGGTTTATGACGTTTCATATAGCAATAGCCACAATTGTACAAACAACCATGACCAAAGCTTGGACTAATAAAATCAGTTGATCTACCACTAGGTCTTATTAGCATACTTTTTCTTTCTACGCTCTCCACAAGAGGATTCTGTTTATTGACCATATGTTTAAACTTTTAAAAGTTAAAGAAATGGCTCTTAGTTTTATCCAAGAGCCATAACTTTTACAATGTAACACGTTCCTTGATGAGTTTATCAACCTTGCGAGACATGTATCCTACCATATCACGTGGCAGATTCTTAATATCTGTCATTTTGATATAGTAATCAAACATCTCTTTAGAAGGAACTGACTCCTCAATGGCAATCTGAATCACTTGAAATCCAAGATTTTGTGCTTTGCTCACTTTCTCACGTGTATCATTAATGGCTTCTCTACCATTATAATCATGTGCAGAAGGCTGACCATCAGATAATACAAACAAAATACCTTGGTTTTCTGTCTGTTTTCTGATACGTTTTGCAGTAGCAATGATTGCATCACCATCACGGTTATTACTTCTTGCTTCAACAGCACCTAATGCATAAGAATCCATGTGATATCCTGGTTCACGATATATTCTGATTTGTGTAGAACCAGAACCTTCTTCATCTGCTGTATGACCATAAATAAAAAGCTCAACATCGCGCATACCTCTAAAAACTTCATTAATAAAGATAGCAGCTTCGCGTGCCTTTTGTATTTTACTACCACACATAGAACCAGACTCATCAATCAACACACCAACACAAATCTTATCAGTTTTTACCTTACCAAAACGTTCATAAACAGTTGGTACTTTTTGAACTGCTTCTGCAATTTTATTAGTATCCAATCTGCCAGAACGCATTGAACGCATAGAAAACTGATAATCTTTACTCTTACGCTGAAATAACTTTTGAAGTACTGCAGCTTTAGTAATATCAATCCTTTTAAGATTTGCTTGATAAGTTGCTTTGTTGCTACGAGATTTGATAAATTTAACATTACCATCTTTTGCAATACCATTATTACTATAATCTATATTAGATTTAGGTGTAGTTGGCTCAGACGTCATATCATCAACAAAATCATTGAATGCACTCATTTGTTCAGCATCTGATTCATCAGATTCATCTTGACCAAATGAATTCCACATCATTTCTTTTGCAAATTCATTTAACTGAGACTTATCCATGCTTGGTGCTGAGGGTGATGGTTTACCGCCAGTACTTGGCTCATCTTCTCCTCCATCTTCATCATTATCATCACCTCCACCTTTAGATTTTGGTTCTTCTTCCTCTTCTTCTATGTATTTGTATACAATATTAGCAAGGCTAGAAGCCATAGATGCACAATCATCAGATGTTGCAGGAATTCCTCCATGTTTCTTTAAAAGACGCTCCATTTGTTTCAATGGCTTTGCAAATTCTGCAAGTTCTTCTTCAGTAACATTAGCAGGATACCTTAACATTCTTGTGACAAGATCCAATAAACGTTTTTGAGCCTTTTCTTCAGGACTAATAGGTATATAGTTCTTGTCATACAGATGGTCTTTGTATTTCTGTACAAATTTCAGATAACCAGGAAGTCTGTCAGCAAGCTTTTTGTCAATACGTTCTGTATTAAGAATGCTGAACATATAATCTTTCAAAGAAAATCCAGTTCTATTTGTATTTCTACATGTAATAGATTTACCATACTCACTTGTTGTCTGCATAGAAGCAAGAGCAGCATTTTGTATAGCAGCACCATAGAATGCATCAAGAATCTCTGGATTTGGCTCACGATACTTACCATCTTCATCTTTCAACATGTGAATTGGAATCTGAATTTCAGTATTTTTCTTTGGGTTATGTGCCTTATAGTCAAATGTTTTGGGAACACCAATAACTCTGAACATAGAACCAATCATCTTTGCAGATGTTTGTAAACTATCATTAGAGCGTGTAAAGAAAGAAGAATAACTACTTCTTCCACTATCCCAACTGAAGAATCTATTTTTGTTGCTTGTGTATGTGTAGGCTTCTTCTTTTCTCCTACCAAACCAGTCTTTTGCAAAATTGCTCATATTTTCTAAATTAAGTTTATAGAAAAGAGAGGGGCGACAATACCCCTCTCATTATTTTCTACATTGCTGATCCTACTACAGCATTTTTTAGAACGCAGATACAATAGAAAGTACCTTACTGCGCTCAGAAACGCCTATACCATCTTCAAACAATGGCATAATAGTAGAAAGCAATGCTTTGTCTATTTCAAACCCATCAGACACCAAACTTGCTGCCTGAAGTGTGTGACGAACTGAAATCGCAGAAGATAACTCCTGCTCTTTGTACTGCTTGCGTATCTCATTAGATACTTTGACGATTGCTGTTGCAACTTTCTCGTCAACGCCAGTACGTAGCATCAAGATTTTAACCTCATCCTCAAGTTTTGGATAGTCAAGCTCAATTGGAAAGAAGCGATCTAAAAGCGCTCTATCTATAGCTTGAGTACCAGAATACTCAGAACCAAGGTTAGCAGTTGCAAAGAAGACAGTTCCTTCTGCTACAGAAACAGTTCTATCTCCTTCATCGCAAGCGACATCAATTGGTAAATAACGTCTTTTGTCCAAGCATGGAAACAAGATGTTATTAGCTGCAAGAGGTGCACGATTCAACTCATCTAACAAAACAATACCACCAGACTTGATATGTCCAACAAATGGAGCATAATCAAATGCAGAGTGACCTTCTTTGTTGATGCGGTGAACACCTAACAATGCAGACTGAGCATCTTGAACAGTACCCATGTCTTGGGTATACAATTCTTTACCCATAGCTTTGGCCAAATGGACAAGAATCTCTGTCTTACCTGAACCTGTTGGTCCTACTAACAAAGTATTCTCGCCACGTAACACATTACGCACCATCAAGAACCAAATGTCTGGATCAATGTGGAAACCACAATCCTCACGTTTTGGCACAGGATAATGCGCAGCAATGGTACGTTTGATATTTGTACCTGCAGGCATTGAACCTTCTTCTATAGGTTTAGGAGTAACTTTAGCATCCCAGTCAAAATTGTAACCATAAGATGCAAATTGGTTAGCAAGTGGTTGAACTTCTTTCTCCAAGTCATAACGTCCACTATCAATCATATAATCAATAGTAAAGTCACAAACTTCTTGAATTTTCTCTTCGCCAAGCGCAGAGATAGGAAACACACTGCTATTGAAAAACAGTCCTGTAACTGTATCTGAGACAATGTGTAAATGGTCATCTTCAGGGAACTCATACTTATCTGCAATAAATACAGTTCCAAGTGGAAACTTAGCAAATTCAGCAATAGGACCTGTAATTTTCAGGTCCTCTATGCTTCTTGTAAGTTTTTTCTCAAATGCCTGACCAGGCAATGTTGTTAACTGGTAACTTGTACCCTCAATTTTTGTTTGCAATAGGATCATTGTTCTTTGTATAAAAAAGATTAATAAAAATTCAGTACAGCACTTTGCTGTAAATTGTCAAAACACTCTTAAGAGTTAATTAGATTGTCAGAATCCTCCTTTGAAGTCTTCTATGTTGAAATCATCAGATGAATCATTATTTTTTGTCTTTTTCTCTACGTACTCACGCATTTCATTGACAATAGATTTTAATGTTTCCTCATCATCATTTATGATTGCATTCATTGCACGCTTTTGACAGTCTGCAAAAAACTCTTTATCTTCATCAGATATAGAAGACATTGCTTTTTTAATTACATCTTCAAAAGAATTAGCAAAATTAGATTGTTTATTTGACTGTTCTGACATGTTTTCTTTCTCATAGCTCTCAAGTTCTTCAATAACTTGTTTACGAGCTTCATTCAGCTTCTCATGCAGTAAATCAATAACACCAAGCGCTAAGATTGGAGAGCATTTCATTTTTACAGCAGCACCTATTGGTGTGCCATTTTCACTTACCTCCATGGCAATAACCATGTGAGAAAAGTAATTTTTACCATTGTTTTCTTCTTCAAAAAATTCACGAAGATCCACTAACATTGAATCATGTTTAGACATACACGCAATATTTAATTATTTAACTTCTTCAGCTAACTCTTTCATTATTGGGTCACAATCTTCTAGTAACTCAACAATTGGCTTTAGCTTAGCCACTATGGAATTTAACAGCTCATAGTACTGTGTTTGCTTGAACTTTTCTACATGCTCAGCTGGAACGCTAATCATTGCTATACCATTACCAAATGGCGTATCAACACTTTTACTAATCATGTTCTTATCAAGATTAGCGTTCATTCCTGTCAAGTATTTGTCAAAGCGATAATAAATCATAATGATTTCTTCATTGCTCAAACCTTGATAATTGTTTACATTTTCACTCATGGCAGTTGTATTTCTGTTTCTAAACTAAAGAAATTCTTTGGCAATAGCTTACGTCTTACAAACTCATCTATCACCTCGCGTGTACTTATACCTAAGTTACGCAAAGTTGCTGACTTTGGCAAATCAATAAACCAATCAAAGTCTTTCTCACCAATTTTGGCGTGTGGAAAAATAGCATTGATAATTTTAGTTTCAGGGCCAAACAACTTCTTTGCTTTAAGAATATGCAAATACTGCTTTGCTTTCTTGTAGTCTGCAACAATTCTACTAAGTGTGCTAGGAGAAAAACTTGCAACTTGTTCAGGTGTATACTCTTTAAGACCATACATTAGTCTACGATACATGTTACGCTGAACCATGTTGAGATGTATTTTCTCAATCTCATCTTGAGTTACTTTAACTCTGTTAGATTGAGTAATCTTGTTTTGCACAAGTTTGTCATACCTATACATTTTGGCTTTGCCATTTGAATCATAAGTAATGTAACCTTGCGCAGTGGCTGTAATTGATGCATAATTTTGCATAAGAAAAAAATAAAAAGGTTAATACTAAAACGCTGTGCGTTATTTTAATCATCATCTCTTGTCCACAAAGGATAATCAAGAGGTAAAATGTGAGATAATGCTTTAAGCACAACCACATTAAAAATTGTCACTGGACTAAAGATCAGGTGTACTAAATCTATAACAGCAAATACACCTGTATCTTTAGAATAATTGTAAATCATATGTGCGTTAAATACATATGTAAACGCAATAAATAAATAAATAAAAACCATTATCAATCTTGTTGTTGAAAATCATGTCCTGCACATGGAGGAACTCTCTTGTTTATTGGCAATTCAGCTTCTCGCTTCATTTCATCTTCAATGTCCTTCTCGTACATTGCTTGCATATCTGCTTTTTCTTGCCAATATTCATCACCTAACTCGCTTTCTGGGTCAGGATGAGGTTGCTGCATTGCTCTTTCATGATTTCTCATTGCTAAATATTCATGTAATGGCATGTTTTCAAGTTCACGTTCTTGCATTTCCATAAATAGTTCTTTCATACGTCCCATAACTACAAGTTTTTAGATTTATAATCTCTTATTTTATTTAAAAGCTTGTGATTAAAATTTGTAAAAAACTTATTATAAGAATTCATCATTATTCCAATTTTTGCTTTTTCATCACCAGTATATGGTATGCTTTTGTAACCTTTACAAAGTTCTTTTTCTTCACCATTTTCATCAGTATATGTGACACGTGTATTGAAATCAAAACCTAACACTGATGTTATAAGTTTATCATTTTGATTCATAATATTACATTTTAGTTTTTACCAAATAATAAAGCAACATTCCACACACAGCTATTACAAAACCTACAGTTGTCCAGAAAAAAGGACGCATCATACGTTGTTCATTTTCTAAATCATCAATTGCTGAATCTATCATAGCAATTTGTGATTCAATTTCATATCTACGTTCCTTGTACCATCTTTCACTTGGTTCTGACATATGCAATGTGTCAAGTTCCATTTCATAATGCTCGCGCTTTTCTTTAAGTTCATTAATTCTACTACTTAAACTCATGGTTGTAAAATTTAAAGAGTTAATATTTACTTGTATTATAAGCTGCCAATGATAATAACCCAGTTGCTGCTGAAAGCATAAATGCAATAGTTGTCATCATTAAATCAAAACTTTCTTGACAAAAAAATAAAGTCACAAAAGAGACAAAAGTGCATATTGTCATTACAATTGCAATAATTAATTCTAATTTACGCATATTTAAAAATTAAAAAGGTTTAACAATAATGGTTATAATCCATAAAAATGGGCGTACACGACAATGCATACGCCCATCTAATGGTTTTACAACCACTGTAAATACTATCTATTGTTTTTCAATAAATTCAATAAACTAAACTTTTTCATGTCCTTTTGATTTTTTTTTGAAGTTAATTGCCATAAGTTTTTTGGTTTAGTTGAATTGATACTTCCTTGTAATACTACTTTAGCATTACGTTCTTCATGTCCATCTATACAGATACCACATGTTAAGCTTGATGTTGACAAGCATGTTGTGCACAAACTATTCATTAGTATGCGTCTTCTTCAGATCCATAATCAAACCATTCACCATCACGCAACTCATAGATTGTATCCACATAGCCTGTAGGTGTCAAAACCCAAATTTGAGTTTTAAATTCTAGTATTATATGGCTATCAATTTTACGCTTTATAACATGTATAGGTTTTTCCTTTACAATGTTTGAAACGTTTTTAATAAATCTTTTGTCACGATCAGTAAATTTCTTTGTATAAGTCTTTTGGCTTATTGCACAGGAACCACTTAACAGGACCACTAAAAAAATTGTCAATAACTTCATATCCAATTGTATTTAAATTTGCCATTACTTAATAACTCACCACTGACTATTTCACCTCTGTTTGTATGTAAAACATCAGGAGGAATTTCATCAATGTTATCAATTTCAAGAACTTGAGTGCTTATTCTGTCTTGTGCACCAATGTTCTCTGTCAAACCATCATAAGTAGTGTATCTAATTATCCATGTATTTCTACTAATTTGATCCAATACACTACTCATGACAATTCTATCAGTTAATTTTGCATTCACAATATTGATTAATTGTGTTTTTCTCTTAAGAGTACCAAGTCATAATACTCTTGTGTACCATACTTGTTTTCTTTTCGCAAAACTTCTAATCTTTGATTAATTAATTCTAAAATTCTGTTCATAATTGATAAATAAAAAAGTGAATAAAACTATAATAGGGCATCACAAGACACCCTATTACAGCGGAGAGTGAGCTACTTTAGCTCAGGACATCAAACAAAAAATGGAGCCTTATGGTTATCTAAGCTCCAGCCAACCTTTTTAGTAGGATTTTTCTAACAAGAATTACTTAATACTAGCCTTGTACTTAGCCTTTGCAATCTTCAACTCTAATTTCTCTTGCTCAGTTTTTCTAAACACACTTCTATCAATATTAACTCTGTTCTTATTGATAAGTGTGCTTAACTCCTGACGAAGATTATTAGCAGCATTAGATGCATCAGACTTTGGTACAAGTTTCGCTTGAACTCTTGTGGCAAAGTGTAACTTCTGCATATTTAATTAAAAAACTTGTTATAAAAATAACCAATTTAATAAAGCCAAACTGCCTATTAAACTAATTACAAATAAAGAAAGTTGCACAAAAGGATGATCCATATGTTAGTTATTAAATTAATTTTCAGTGCATTCAAAGTACCACAATAACAAATAAAATGTAGGTATTATTGCCCACGTTCCTATAAGAGATTCAAGAAGTATACCACTTACAACAGCAATACTGCATGCTATAAATGGATTTATTTTAGGTAACATACAGTTATCCATAAATTTATTAAAGTACCTGATAAAATTATCTGACATGTATAAAAATTTAAATTGATTACTAAAAAAAAGGAGGAATGCATTACACACTCCTCCTTCTGCTTTAACTTCCCACGGTTATTGCATTGTATCTTCAGGCTCATACGCGATTCTTATGCAAGAAACACGCTGAGCAAGAGCTAGTCTGTCTTCTGACAAACCAGTCTTCAGTTCTTCTACTGTGACATTGATCCATGTCTCATCAATCCATTCAGTTCCATCATACTCTCCAATCTCATACTCACATCCATCAGGAATCTCTTGGATTTCTAATTCTGCATGCATGCCTGATGTAAACTCACTCCCAAACTCCTCAAAAATCTCTATCAACACAGGATCAGTTCTGTCTAATTGGTCCATGTAATGTCTTTCACCATCTATTTCTACTATAAGATGATAACTGTCTTCAAGAACAGTATAAACTGCACCTGTTCTTTTTAACCATTCAAGACCAGCTTCTTTAGACGTTCCATACCCACCATAGCACTTATTTACTAATACTTTCATATACAAAAAAATTAAGTTGATTACATTACGAGTTATGATATGTTCAACGCCATACTACTATACTTCATATGGCGTTAGGATATCACTCCTATAAGGTTCGCACGACTGGCG